AAGACCTCCATTCTGCGTTATAATTAAAAGGTTCTTCCTTTATCCAAAAGTCTGGATTATCTTCGGCAAACTTTTGTGCAAGTTCTTCTGCAAGTTCTTCTGTATAACCTTGATTTATATACTGTTGCTTTACTTCTTCAAAAGCATCTTCTTTTAACATCTCATTACCACTATGTGACATTATAATACCTCCTCTTCTAAAAAATCTATTTCATCTTGTAAGTATGTATTTCTATCAAGTTCAGCATAATCAACACTTACATCTTCTAACTCTGAACCATCTGGGTGCGTACCATTCTCTGATTTTTCTATTGCAAAGTGTTCAGCTTCATCTTGACAGTAAGCATCTACAACAAACTCTTCAGTTATTGTTTTAGTTATAGTAACCTTCCAAGTCTTAGGATTATCTCTAAGATATTTTTTATCTTCTTCATCTAAGTCTGGATAAGTTGTTACTGTTTCTGTTACTTCTTTGTACGTCATAATATTTCCTTTCTAATTATATATATAATATGTATCATACTATCTCACATTTGTCAAGGGTTCGGTACGAGCCGAACTGTTAATGTTGTGATAAGTGTACATTAGATTGTCTATCTATTGCAACTTGTGAGAAACAACCACCCTTACAAGTATCACATATCTTAATCTTCTTATGTGTCTTAGGACATAAGTATCTTCTATCACCTACACTAGATGTAGTCTTAGTGTCATCACCAAAGAACATAGTATTCCAACCACTATCTTTGAGCATCTTTTCTTCTTGCTCGGTATTCGTTGGGTCAAGAGATGCATTGAGTGCTATGTTTTTAAGAGGAAACAATACATCTTCTATTAATTGTTTTAACCCTTCATTTCTCCATGCTCTCGTTGGAACCCACCATATTGTATCTGGTGTAGCTTCACACAAGGTTTTTATTCTAAATACATCTGACATATCTTTGATAGCTTCACCTCTAGTCATGAGCCTTGCTCGTTTTGTTTGTCGTCTAGACTTAAACAATTTTTGTTGTAGAGATTCTAAACTATCTTGATTATCATTTTTGTTTGTTGGTAAAGATTGCCAGAACTTCTCATTTGCAATATCTTTTTTAGCCATACCTTTAAACATTCTATATAGCTTGACATTGTAACAAGATGTATCACAAAAAGAAGTTCTGTGAACACATGAACCATTGACATTACCAACATCATTGATGGGTCTGTCAATAGCCCACATATTAATATCTTTACACCATCTAAGTGTAGTCTGCATAGTTACTCCTTACTTTAATAATGATAACTGTTGTACTTGTCCAAACTTAATCTGGTTCATAGCTTCTTTGTTAGCTTTCTTTGTACCATACTTCCTAAGTATTTGTTTCATATTCTTCTCAACCATAACAGTAAACAGATTAATAATCTCTGAATTAGTACCTTGTATCTTAAACATCTCCGTACCTTTACCATGATTTACATCTAGTTTAGCAAAGGAATGTTTTATTCTTCTTTCTAAACCATAAGTATCACCTGTAAACTTAATAGTTGTTAGATATTTGAATCCATTATAACTGAATGTATTCATACATCTTAATCTTTGAAGTAGATTATTTGTGTGTCCTATCTTAAACACATTAGTATTTATTTCTCTAGCAATATACATATACTTTGTATGTACATTACCACTTGATACCAAAGAATCAAACTCTTTATATAAACTTTGTTTCTTTGCACTTTTTATTATATCTTTTGCTTTCATAATATTTTCTCCTATGGGAATGTTAATAATAACTCTGACTTATTCCCTACTCACCAGAGTATTCGATAGCAACCATACTATCAAATTCTATAGTTCGGTACGAGCCGAACCTATCAATGTGGGTTAACCCTAAAGTTCTTTATCCACTTACTAAAGATAGTAATATTTTCTAACTCATACTTCTTTGTTTGTATTTTTTGATTAGAACCTTCCCATAAATCTTTATAGTAATCTTCTAAATCCCAACCTATCTTCTCTAAATCCTCAAACATTTTACAAAACTCTGGGTTCAATTCTTCTAATCTATTTTGAATTTTCTCCATGCGTTTATCTATATCGTCAGGTAATCCTGATTCAAATTTTATTTCTCTAGCCATCTTCATTCTCCTCTGGTTCGGTACGAGTCGAACCTTCAACCACTTTTATTATATCTCCTATGTCGTCATACTCATTGGTTAATTCTTCTATGTAATCCATTTGTTTTCTCCTTGTTATATTATGTATTAACCTTATCATACTTTGTTTAACTTGTCAAGCAAGTGTAGATGGTTCGGTACATGCCGAACTACTTACAAGCACCAGATTTTCTAGTCCTACCAAAAGCAAAATGCAATTCACCTACTAGACCACAGTCTACAACCCTTTGAACTTTACTCCAACCTGTTGTTGGTTTATATCCTGCTCTGGATAAACTTTTTCTATTGCTAACTCCTATCTGAGCATAGTTATTTTTAGGTCTAGGACTTGTACTCTTTTCTAATTGTGAAACATATTTTACAATTCTATTTTTATCTAGTGTTGGCATATTCAAATCTCCTTATCAATTATTATGCCTTCAGCATAGCATACTTTGAGCCATCTGTCAAGCAAGTCAAAGTGGTTCGGTACATGCCGAACTATCATCATATCCTATAATATATATCATCTTTTTTTATGTCGCCGAGTCATCATAGTATAGAAGGAATGAGTAGTCTTGCTTGTCTTAAGTGTCTGTTTTCTGGGCATATGTTACCATATTAGACAGAAAGAGGGTGATATTCACCATAGTTCTCTGCATTTTGTCGTATTCACCGAAGTTTTTATGCCGAATCTGTGGTATATTGTCGTATTCTTCCGTATGCTTCCGTATTCTCTGCATTATTTAAGGTTCGGTACGCACCGAACTACTCCGTATCTACCGAACGATATGTCTATCAAGCTGTCAAGTCTAGAAATACTATGCAATTCACCGAATGAAGACGGATGCACCGAACGTTTTAAAAATAAAAACAAATAAAAAAAGGAAAAAGGGAGCTGTTACACTCCCCTAAGTCCTTATCTGTTAAATTCTACATAGAATAAGTAGATTGTAAATCCACAAAAGAGACCTGCTCCTGTTAAAGAAGCATATCCTCCTATCTTTAACATAATATCTGGTGCTGTTTGTGTTGCATCCCATATAATTTTCATTATATGTAAAGTCATTAAAGTTAAAATAAGAGCTGAACATCTAAAAAACCTTCGTGCTCTCTTTATTCTACGTTCTTCTCTGTGTACATTATTAAACATATTGTTTCTCCTAGTGTTATGGGGAGCTTTTACACTCCCCAGGTTAATATTATATTGAGTTTTCAAACTTTTCCTCTAGAGATTCTGGAGGATTGTAATCATAATCAATAAAATCTGGTAAGCCTGCTTTCCTAGCAATGGAATTATAATTATTAATCCACATTTTTCTTTGGTCAGCAGGAAGCCTGCCAGGTTCGTCAAGTAAATCGCAGATACTCTCTAATCTAGCAGAGGTTTCTACAAATTTTATTAAGTCTTTTTCGTTCATATTGTTTCTCCTAAAAGAATGGCAGGGATGTATAGTCCCTGCCGAGGTTAATGAGAGCTTAGGAACTAAACTTACGTTTAGCATCTTGAAGTTCGATAAGCTCGAAAGTATTCTTGATTTCTGCAAGAAACTTATCTAGCTCTTTACTTTCTGACTCTTCAAGCATCTTGTCTACTAGCTTCAAAGCCTGCTCTGAGAGAGACTTTGGAGGAATAGGACAAGCCCAAGCCTTGACTGCTCTTGATGATTTAACATCCTCGTCAGCAAAAAACTTTGCAATAGCAGGAATATCGTGAGACTTTTTGAAAGTCTTGCGTACATTCTCCGATAGTGCAACTTCTCTAAGCTTTTCAAGTCTGTTACATCTCATCTTTCCTTGTTTATTCTTATGAAAAACAAAGACATCAGAGCCGTCATCATGCTTAAGATTTGCGAAAGTCTTAGTAAACTTGTCAGACTTATCGCTAGGCTTCATGTTCTGTAAAGCCCAATGCATAGCAGTGAATTGATTAGTCATTGAAAGACTCTCAAGCTCTTGCTGAATGCCATCTTTAAGCATCTTGCGACCCTCTTTGAGTTGAGCAGATTTCTCTGCAATAGCTAACTCATTGAGTGCCAACTGCTTTAGATATTGTGACATAAAATCACCTCCTTTCTTCAACATAGGATTGCTTAACTCCCACCAGGTCTTCCAGCTCTGACTAGCAATTCGTTAGGACTTAATGGTTTTGTTTCCTTGCCAACTCTTCTAGCTCTCGGTCATCAATCTTGTTGATGCTCTAACTGTTACACAAAAAAAATATAATGTCAAGCACTTCCTTGAAAGCCTTACTGACAGCGACTTTCAGAGAACAGTTTAAAAGGTATCTTTTTTCAAGTGATTTGTTTTGTAACACACAAATATATAGACACGTACACAAAAAAATATATATAGCGTGCATACATATATATACCCCTGACACATATAGAGCAAAAACTAAGGGTCAAAAATAATGCTTGCATTTTAGTGGGGAGTAATATATAATATATATAATAATATAATACTATATAGTTTAAGAGGTATTTAAAATTAAATATTATAGTTTTATATTATTACAATATAACAACTTAACAATATAACAATGTAAAGGTCTTAAATACTTTGGAAACTATAGAGACTATATCTACATCACCATATATTAATTTAAATAATTATCTTAATTTAAAAATAACACAAGATTCTAAATCTGATTTTATAACATTTGTTAGGAAGATTGCTCCTATACTTGTTTCTGATTGGAAGATGGGTCGTCACATAGAGGTAATATCAGAAAAATTAAAACAATTAGAAAGTGGTCAAATAAAAAGACTAATGGTGTTTTTACCACCACGTTCCTCTAAATCTGTTATTTGTTCTAAACTGTTTCCTGCATGGTATATTGGTCGTAATCCAGAACATGAAATATTAACTGTTTCTCATAGTGACCAGTTGTCTTCAGACTTTGGTCGGTCTGTTAGAGATGTTGTAGACTCTGAAGAGTTTCAAAATATATTCAAAGGTGTTAAATTAAGAACTGATGTTAGAGCTGCAGGTAAATGGAAAACAAATCAAGGTGGTAGTTATTATGCAGCAGGTGTTAAATCTCAGATAGCAGGTCGAGGAGCTCACATAGCTATACTAGATGATGTTATGTCTGAAGAAGATTCTTATTCTGAAGCAGGTCGTAGATATGTTAAAGAATGGTATCCTGCAGGTTTAAGAACTCGTATTATGCCTAATGGTTCTATTTTAATTATTAACACAAGGTATCACTATGATGATTTGTGTGGTTGGTTATTAAAACAACAAGATGAATATGCTATTGCACCTTGGGAGGTTGTTAAGATTCCTGCTTGGTTAGATGAACAATCTGCAGAACTATTACAGTTACCTGTTGGTTCTAGTTATTTTCCTGAGTGGAAATCAGATGATATATTAGCTGTAGATGAACAAGAAATAAAAGCATCTAATGGAGCAAGATATTGGAATGCATTGTATATGCAAGACCCTACACCTGATGAAGGTGGTTTAATAAAAAAAGATTGGATACAATGGTGGGAATATGATTCTCCTCCAACATGTGATTTTATTATACAAACATTTGATACTGCTTTTTCTACAAAGACAACAGCAGACTTTAGTGTAATACAAACATGGGGAATATTTACGCAGTATGAAGAAGATGAATATGGATATGAAAATTTTAAAGGTAATTTAATTTTACTTGGTAATATAAAAGGTAGATTTGAATATCCAGAACTAAGACGTATATCACAACAATTATATTATGAATATAGACCTGATGTTTGTATGATAGAAAAGAAAGCTAGTGGGCAATCATTAATTCAAGATATGCGTAGAGCAGGATTACCAATATTAGAATACATACCTGATAGAGATAAGGTAGCTAGAGTACATGCTGCATCTCCTATGATAGAAGCAGGTAGAGTATGGATACCTAAAAATAAAAAATGGTCAGAAGATTTATTACAAGAAATGTTACGTTTTCCTAATGCTGCTCATGATGACCAAGTAGATGCTATGACTATGGCAATACACTATATGAAAGAGTCTTGGCATTTACAACATCCTGAAGACCCAGATTGGGAAGATGCACCTCGTAAAAAAAAGGTTGCATATTGGCGAACATAATGTTATAATTATGTTTTAAAGGGGAGTTATAATGGCAACAGAAAAAAATCCATTTGAACAAATACCACAAGAAATAAAAAATATTGTTCAAATACCAAATAAAGTAGAAGATACAGATGCTACATTTGAAGTAGAGCCTGATGGTGGAGTAGTTGTAGATTTTACTCAAACAACAATAGAAATGGAAGCTGAAGAACCAACTAAAGAATGGTATGGTAATTTAGTTGATACTTTAGATAATGAACAGCTTCAAGAAATATCTTCAAATATAATAGATAATTATTCTGCAGATAAAGATTCTAGAGCAGAGTGGGAATCTATGTTTGAAAGAGGATTTGATTTATTAGGATTAAAAATAGAAGATGCAAGTGAACCTTTTGAAGGTGCTTGCACAGCAGTACATCCTATGTTAATTGAATCAGCAGTTAAGTTTCAATCAAAAGCAATACAAGAATTATTCCCTCCTAATGGTCCTGTTAAAACTCAAATAATAGGAAAGTCAACAGCAGAAAGAGAACAACAAGCAAACAGAGTAAAAGACTTTATGAACTATCAAGTAACAGAGCAGATGCCTGAATACTTTGATGAGTTTGAAAGAATGTTATTTCATTTACCTTTAATAGGTTCTGCTTTTAAAAAAGTTTATTATGATGCTAATTTAAAAAGACCAGTATCAGAATTTATTCCTATAGACCAATTTTATGTTTCTTATTATGCTTCTAATTTAAGAAAAGCTGATAGATATACTCATGTTATTTATCGCAATCCTGTAGATTTAGCTAGAGATATGCGTTCAGGAGTTTATAAAGAAATAGATTTACCTGAAGCTACTAATCCTAATCCTACATCTTTATCTTCAAAGATGGATACAATATTAGGATTATCTCCTACAGAAGATAGTGACCCACAATATACATTATTAGAACAACATTGTTATTTAGAAATAGAAGAAGATTATGCTCTTCCTTATATTATTACTGTAGAAGAGCAATCTAGAGAAATATTAAGTATTAGACGTAACTATCAAAAAGATGATAAGAAACAACAAAAGATTTCCCATTTTGTTCATTACAGGTTTGTTCCTGGATTTGGATTTTATGGGTTTGGCTTGATGCACTTTTTAGGCAATCTCACAATGACTGCAACTGCAGCTATGAGAAGTCTAGTAGACGCAGGTCAATTCGCAAACTTACCAGGAGGATTTAAAGCAAAAGGAGTTAGGTTAGTTGGAGACAATGAACCTATAAGTCCAGGTGAATTTAAAGAAATAGAAGCTACTGGTGTAGATTTGAGTAAGGCAATCATACCTCTCCCCTATAAAGAACCTTCCTCTACTCTATTTCAAATGTTAGGTTTTGTTACACAAGCAGGACAAAAATTTGCTGATAGTACAGAACAACTTATTTCTGATGCATCATCTTATGGTCCTGTAGGAACAACAATGGCATTACTAGAAGCTTCTAGCAAATTCTTTTCATCTATACATAAAAGATTACATCACTCTCAAAGAGAGGAGTTTAAAATTCTTGCACGTATAGATTATGATTATTTACCAATGGAGTATCCTTATGAGGTTCCTTTTGCTGAACAAAGTGTATTTAAAAAGGATTTTGATGGTAGGGTTGATGTAATCCCTGTATCAGACCCTAATATTCCTTCTAATGCACATAGGATGATGATTGCCCAGATGGCTCTCCAGATGGCACAACAATCCCCTCCTGGTATGTTTAATATAGAAGAACTAAATAGAACAATATTAAATGCTGCTAATATGCCTAATCTTGAAAAGATATTACCTCCTAAAAAGAAACCACAACCTATGGACCCAGTATCAGATATTATGTCAGCAACAAAAGGTATCCCAATAGCAGCTTTTGCAGGTCAAAATCATGATGCTCATATTCAAACTAAGATGTCATATTTACAAGACCCTATGAATGGTGCTAATCCTATCATGGCTAGAATTAAACCAATACTAGAAGCAAATATACAAGAGCATTCTGTTATGAAATATCAAGAACAAATTAGTGGTGTTACAAAGATGGCAGGTCAGCAAAATCCACAAGCTGTAGAAATGGCAATGGCACAAGCAGCACAGCAAGTATTAAATGCTAATCAAGCTATGGGTATGGCACAATCACCTGAACAGCAAATGGTTGCTTTAGAACAAGCTAAAGTAGAATTAGAAAAAGAAAAACTTAAAATGTCCTCTGCTAAAAATTCTGCAGAAGCTGCATTAGAATCTCAAAAATTAGAAATAGAAGAAATGAAATTATTAAAAGATTCTGCAGTTGCAGGTCAAAATGCTATGATGAAAAAACAAAAAGGAGATATGGATAGAGCAAGTAAAGAAACTATGAAATCTCTTGATTTATTAACAAAGACTGTTATAGCTGACCAAAAAGCAGAAATAGACTTAGAAAAAATTAGAACAGATGCTATGAAAAAAGTAGCTGAACTAGATGATGTTGATGATAGAACAAGAAGTTTTAAATTAATAGATTTTATGTCTGAAGCAATAAAGGAACAAATGACTAATGGAAATACTAGACGAGATACTGAATAAGTATAAACAAGAAATACAATCATTAAAAGATTCTGTAGCTAGTGGTAGTATAGATACTCTTGCAGGCTACAAACAAGCAGTAGGTCGTATTCAAGGTGTAGAGTGGTCTATGGATACTTTAAAAACAATAATACAAAAAATGTATAATAACGAGGAGGAATAATGCAAAACGTAACTATGGGTCGTGCCATAAAAAATGACATGTGGATTACAGAAGAAGAATTACCTAATCCAGATGTATTACCAGAACTACCAGGTTATCATATTTTAGTTAGACCTGTTAGTATTAAACAAACAACTAAAGGTGGAATATTTTTACCAGATTCTACTAGAGAAGATATGGCATATCTTACAACTGTTGGTCAAGTTGTAGCGATAGGTGACTTAGCTTATCATGATATGGAAAAATTTCAAAAAGGACCTTGGTGTCAATTAAATGATTATGTATGTTATGGTAAACATGCAGGACAAAAAATAAAATATAAAGGTGTAAAATATATTTTATTATATGATGACCAAATTATAATGAAAGTAGAAAGTCCAAAAACATTAGACCCTACTTATAATTTATCTAATTAAAGTATTGTGTAATTAAACAAAGTATTGTATAATTACATTATTAACGTAAATCGGATGTATCGTTAGCAACGAAAGGAAATAAAATGGCAGAAGAGTGGAATAAAGTAGAAGTTGAAAAACCAGAAGAAAAAGAAAAAGAAAAAATAGAATATGAAGTTGAAGAAGAAGAGAAACCTATAGAAACAAAAGCAGAAGAAGTAAAAGAAGAAAAAGAAAAACCTAAAGAAGAACCAAAACAAGAAGTAAAACAAGAAGAGCCAAAAGAATTAGAAGGTATAGATACCAAGGGTGCTCAAAAAAGAATTAGACAATTAGTTAAACAAAGAAAAGAAAAAGAAGAAGAAGTTGCTAGACTAATTAGACAGAATGAAGAATTAGCAGGTAGAGTAAAAAAACAACAGGAAGATTTTGTAAAGTTAGGACAACTAAATTTAACTGCTAATGAAAAACAAATAAAAGATAAATTAGAGTTAGCAAGAACAGCTTATGCAACAGCACACGAAGAAGGTAATGCAGAAAAATTATTAAAAGCACAAGAAGCATTAAATGAAGCACAAGTTGATTTAAAAAATTTAGAAGTAACTAAACAAAATTTTAAGACTAATGAGGTTGAACCACAACAACC